GGCAGAAAGTATTGTAAAACTAAGAGTTGATGCCACTGGTGCGACAAGTGCTTTAAAAGGTGTACAGAATCAAACAAATAAATTACAACAATCTTTTGGAGCTTTAAGGACAGCTATTGCTGGTGTTGGATTTACAGTTCTAGCTCAAAGAACTATTGCACAAGCGACAACTTTTCAAGCTCTTGAATTAAGAATGAAAGTATTAACTTCAGAGTTTGGGGAGTTTTCAGCAGTACAAGAATTAGTAACTAAAGCTCAAGATAAATTTAATTTATCAATTATCGAGGCAACAAGAGGATTAACTGATATTTTTGCAAGATTAAGACCACTTGGAATAAGTCTAAAAGAAATTGAAACAGTATTTTTTGGATTTAACAGCATTGCTATTGCTGCTGGTTTAAATGCAACAGAGGCAAGTGCAGCTTTTACACAGTTAGCGCAGGCTTTAGGTTCTGGACGTTTACAAGGTGATGAATTTAGAAGTATTGCAGAACAAGTCCCACAACTTTTAAAAGCAATATCTGATGAAACAGGGATAGGGACAGATAGGTTAAAAGAATTTGCTTCCAAAGGATTATTAAAAGCAGATATTATAATAAGAGCTTTAGCTGGTTCTGCTAATGAACTAAGCGATCAATTAGAAGACATAATTGATGATTCAGTTGAACAAAAATTTAAAGATTTTTCAAATGCGGTATTAGATTTACAGATTGCATTAGCTGATAAAGTTTTTCCAATTATTTTAAAAGTTACAGAAGCCACCACAAAACTTGTGGAGGGATTTGCAAGATTTGTTGACAGTGAATTAGGGCAAGTTACAGCAATATTTATTGGATTTGGGTTAGCAATAAAAGGAGTCACTGTAATTATTCCGATTTTATCTGCACAAATAGTTGCTTTAAAAACTAATTTTGCTGTATTGAGTTTAGGAGCAAAGATCTTTACAGGTCAATTTGTAGCTACAAACACTACTCTTGCTGCAACCACTGTTGCTTTTGCTAATGCGACTGCTGCCGCAAATGCTTTTAAGTTAGCTTTGGCTAAAACAGGAGTTGGCTTACTTGTTGTAGGTTTAGGATTTTTAGTCGCTGAGATATTAAAAGCAAACAACGCACAAAAAGAATTTAATCAGTTACTTGAAACTGGAAGTGCTGAAATACAACGTGAAGAAATAGAAGAATTAGAAACAAGTGTAAAAAATCTTAATGAGCAATTAGCAAAAAGAAATAAAATTTTAGATTTTCTTTTAACTACCACTGGTTTAGATGTGTTTACAAAAGATACAGTAGATTTTAAAAAAGAAATATTAAAAGCAACTGAAAATTTAAATAAATTGAAAGATGCTTTACCAGATGCAGAGCAAAGAGATTTAGGAAGATTTTTTGATACTCAGTTAAAAAATATAAATAAATCAAATGAAGCTTTGACAAAAAATAATAAAATTGAAAAGCAGTTAACAGAGAAAGCAAAAATACAAGCAGAATTTAAAGCAGAAATAGAAAGACTTGAGGAAAGAAAAAACAAACTTTTAATTGAAAATAATGGTGAAATGAGTAAAGAAAATGCTACAAAATTTGCAAATCTTAGACTTGCATTAGAGGAAAATAAAAACCTTAAATTAAAAAATTTAAAAGTAAAAGAAACAAATAAAAATCTTAAAGATCAAGAACAACTCTTTTTAAATATTGGAAAAAGTGTAGAAGATGGAATTGTATCTAATCTTGCTGATGCTGTCATGGGTACAAAAACACTTGCTCAAGCTGCTGTAAGTGTCTTAAATGATCTTAAAAGAAGTTTAGTTGAAGTTGCTATTCAAAGATCAATCGCTGGGCTTGGTGATAGAATAGGAGGATTTTTAGGTGATGTATTTAAGAATCTTGGAAGGAGAGCAAATGGTGGTCCTGTTTCTGCTGGTGGTGCTTTTGTAGTTGGTGAGAAAGGCCCAGAAATCTTACAGATGGGTTCAAGAGGCGGGAATGTAATACCAAATAAAGATATTGGAGGCACAACTAATATCATCAATGTATCTGTAGATGCGTCTGGAAGTTCTGTTCAAGGAAATGAAGGACAAGGACAAGCACTTGGACAACTTATTGCTTCTGTGGTACAAACTACAATAGTACAAGAACAAAGAGCAGGGGGTTTATTAAATAGATAATGGCTACTTTCCCTAATATAAAACCGACATATTCTGGTTTTAGAAAAACCAGCAAACCAAAAGTCAGAGTTTCAAGACTGGGTGATGGATATGAGTTTAGAGCATTATATGGCTTGCCTTTTACACAAGATCCAAAAGTATATGATCTTGTTTTTAATGTTTCTGAAGAGCAATCAAAAGAAATAGAGGCTTTCTTACGAAGTCGTGTTTTTGATCAGTCAAGTTTTACATTTACTCCACCAGCCGAAGGTTTCAATTCAAAAGATGCAATTTTTGTTCAATCTAATGGAAAGACAGGTAGTCAAATGGCTGCTGGAAGAGTTATAAATATTTTTTCACTTGTATCTGGTTCGCCCAATGCTCATAATTTAGCAATTGGGGATATAGTAAATATAAATTTTACGCCAAATAATCTTACAGACGGAAAATATGCTGTAACTTCTATTGCTAACTTTTTTAATTTTACAGTAAACTCTGCTGCCGATGAAAGTAATCTTGATACAACCGCACAAAATTTAACTTTTTCACTGTCTGGTGCAGGGCAATTTGTCTGTGATTCTTGGACTAAAACAATTCCTTATAACAACAGAGCTATAGTAAATTGTACTTTTAGAGAAGTTTTCGAACCCTAATGGCAGTACCTACAAGCGCACTTCAAGGTTTAACTAATAAATCAATTATTGAATTATTTTCGGTTGAATTAAAACCTGATGTTCATTATACAAAAACAACTTTTGAAGGCTCTTATATTCAAATTAATAATGAAATAATATTTTTTGATTTGAATTTTGGATTAACTGCGCCTCCTTTTAATATTGGATCAAGTTTTAATTTTAATTTTATTACTGGTGATGCAACTAATGATATTTATACAGTAAAAACAATTGATTTTACTGATAATAGTTTTACAGTTACAAGCACGATTTCACAATCTACAGGTGGTCTTGTTACTTTTAATATTAATAATTCACTTATAAATCCAACTGTTTACCTTTTTCATGCTGGAAATAACATGAAAGATAATTTAGATATTGTATGGCAATCTAATAAATATACACGGATGCCTGTCAAGGCAGATGGATTTAAATATTCTGGGGAAGGTAAGCTTCCAAGACCAACTTTAACTTTTTCTAATGTTTTAGGAACAATAACATCAATACTTCAGCTAACAAATCAAATAACACCTTTTTCTGATTTATCTGGTGCAAAAGTTACACGAAGACGAACATTAGCAAGATTTTTAGATGAAGAAAATTTTCCATCAAATTCTAATCCATACAAAGTAGGTAATGTTGATCCTACTGCTGAAATGCCAAGAGAAATCTACTTTATTGAAAGAAAAGTTATAGAAAATAGAGATATTGTTCAATTTGAATTAATTAGTACTTTTGATTTAGCAGGTATTGGAGCTCCAAAAAAACTTGTTACTAGGGCAGATTTTATTGGTGTTGGTACTTTCATTAATGGTTAATTATGACTTGGAAAACTGAAGCTGTAAAATATGCAAAAGAACAAGCACCAAAAGAAGCTTGTGGTTTATTAGCAATAATTAATGGCGAAGAAACTTTTTGGCCTTGTAAAAATTTAGCAGAAACAACCCATGAATTTTTTATGTTAGATCCTGAAGATTGGGCTGAATGTGAAGATACAGGAGAAATATTAGGAGTTATTCATAGCCACCCAAAAGGCCTAGCGATTGCTTCAGAAGCAGATAAAGCATCATGTGAGCATATTGGATTTCCTTATTATATTTACAGTATTAATCAAGATCATTGGACTTTAATAGAACCTTCAGGCTGGAAAGCTCCCTCAATTATTGGAAGAAAATTTATTTGGGGTAAATATGATTGTTGGTCTGTTGTAACAGATTGGTATAAAGAAACCAAAAATATAAATATTAAATATTGGCCTAGACCAAAAACATTAAAAGAATTTGCTGCTAATCCATATTTTGAAAAAGTGTTAACAGAATCAAATTTTAAAAAACTGGAAACTAATAACGACTTACAAAGAGGTGATGTATTATTATTTAGCGGTGCTTTGAAAAAACCATCTCATGTTGCTGTTTATATTGGAGATATGATGATTTTAAATCATTCTTATTATCGTTTAAGTTGTAGAGAATTTTATGGTTTAAAATACCAAAAAGCACTTAGAGGTGTTTATAGATATGCAGCTTAAGACTATAAAGGTATATGGAAAATTAAGAAAATTTTTAGGCCAGTCAACTTTTGAAGCTGCTGTTAGTTCACCAGAGCAAGCTTTTAATTTTTTAAAGGCAAATTTTATTGGTCTTGAAAAACATATGAAAAGTAATTTTTACAAAGTAAAAATGAATGGAAATGTAATAACACAAGATTTAATATCATTAAAAGGTCAAGGCGAAATACAAATTATACCTGTAGCTGTTGGTTCAGATTTTATTGTTAATGCTGTTAAAGACGCATTTAATTTTGTTACTAGAAATGCACTTCCTTTTGTAACTGCTTTCTTCACAGGAGGTTTAAGCCTTTTAACTAAGGTGGCTCTTGTAAGTCTTGCCACAGATTTTATAAGTAATAATCGACCAACAACAAATCAAAGCTCTATTGGTGATACAGATCCAAATATAAGGGGATCATATAATTTTTCTGGCATACAAAATGTCAGCACTAGTGGTGTACCAGTGCCGATTTTATATGGATATGTATTTAGCGGATCAATTTTAATCAGTGCAGGGGTTGATACTGCTCAGCTAGTGTCAGTTATAACTGAAGAAGGTGAATATGGACAATCTGGGAATATTGTTACTGTACAAATTGAAAATCATGGTTTAAAGCTTGGTGAAAGTGTTCGTTTAGATTTTATTACAGGACCATTATCGGGCAATCCGACTAGAGATGTAGGAGTTAATTTCCAATCAAAAGGAGCAATATTTCGTGTTATAAATGTTGATGCAAATACTTTTGAAGCTAGTCTTGGAGGGTTTATTGATAATTTTTATGGAATTTCAGAAGACAACACTGTTAACATTGTAGAAAGAAATCCAAATTAATTTATTATGCCTAGATTAGTTGATGATGAATTATTTGGAAGAAAACCTGACAAAAGAGCGGTAGACCCTGATTTAA